TTCTTTATAGAACATTTATAAGCACTATAGTGCATAACTAGGTGATGAGCTAGAGTACAAAGAGGCCAGGAGGCGTAAGCCCCCATTGGTTGGCCTGTTCCATATTTAACATCACTGCCTGACCAAGCAACCTTGAATGTTCTTTCCGAAAGGAGAGTCCACCAAGCTTTTGCTAGATCTTGATTTGGTTCCAATTTAAACAATAGTTCTTTTTGAATTATTGCTGGAAATAAATCAGTAAATGCAGTCATGTCTGAAGTTGCAATATAAGACTTTGTCTTTGTTGCTTCTAAAGCGTAGTTTCCTACGTTTCTATGGCTAAAGGTCCCATCAGAAGGTATCTTTCTAAGCAAGGACATTAGTCCTTGATGCAGGGGATAAAGAGCACGTTGGCTGTAGTAATCTACTATACCAATTGTTCTTGTCTTACCTGATTTTTCACTAAATTGTGAAAGTTTAGAATGTATACCACTGCTTTCACAGTAGTAATCTTCTTCTGGAAAATCTTTATCTTCTAGTTCAATACTTACAGCCTTAATTGCGCTGTATATTTCGATATCCTCTCTAACAGCGCCTAAATCGCTATCACTTGTTGATAAAGCTGGACCATTTGGTCCGTTCTTTACAGTATAGTGATAAATCAAACGTTTGTATTCAAGTTTAGATAACTTATTTATAAAGTTTGGGATGTAACGGATGATATCCGCTACTACTTCTTCATTATAACTTGGCTGTCTTTCGACAGTCTCGATATCATGACTTGGTGGTAATCGATTTAATTCACACGATCTAAAGATAGATAGTGCTATTTTTACGATTACAGGATTTTCGTTTCGAAGATAAGACTTAAATGACCTTATTTCGAGTGGAAAACCATCCACATCTGATTTTAGGAACTTGATAGGCTCTATAGTTTGATACATTGAATACCTTTCAGCTATGCTGTTAAGGTCTTTCATGTGCATAACCATGCATTTCTTGCCATGGTGAGTTTGCCACTTTGTGGCTATACTCCTATAGAGTTTACATAGGTGGTAGATGTTGATACCATTTAAACCTCTTGCAATTGCAATTAGGAGAGAATGGTAGTTTTTTAACAACATGTTGACTCCGTAAATTAAATAATTTAAA